GTGTGTTGTGTAGTGCCTTTGGATTAGCAATCACATCTTCCACACTTACTTTATGTGGCAGTGGATGATGGCAACTTGTAGTCATACCAGACCCTAGCCAGATGGTTGCATTGTACCATTTGGCGCCACACATACTTGAACTTAGTGGATCAAGCACTCGTTGTTTATAATTTAGGTCAGTTTCATTTGCTTGTTTGGGCATATGTATAATTATACAGATTTAGATGTTAGCAAGATATTTGCACTCTTCCCACCATGTAGACATTTCAGGAAAAGTTTTTAAAAAATTTGTATTACGGCGTCTATCATGTTCGTTAAAGAATCTGTAGAAGTCTGCTTTGTTCTGTTTTATATATTCTGGATCTAGATTTTGTCCGCTACGCATCCATGCAATGTCTCTATCAAGTCTAGCAACTTCGTAATCTTTGAATCCTTTAAAACGGTTCTCTTCTGTTTCTAAATTATCTTGCATCCATTTTTTACTTATTTCAAGTTCGTGGACATAGCTTTCAGGAAGTATCTGTAAACTTTGCCATGTGGGTGTACGGAGCACAGGCGTATCAAACCATATACGTTGGTAAGTGTTACTGTATATTTGACGCAACCCCAGTATTGAAGTAAAAAGTTTTTGTAAACTTGTGATGCTTAAATTATTCATTGTAATAATAAACGTTAAACTGCTACGTTCTGGTACATCTATTAGAAACTGATTTACTCTGTCCCAAAGCAAGTTAAAGTCCAATCCATGACGCATGTATTCTGCTGGTTCAAACATGCCATCGAGGCTTACATACTGCATAAAGTGTTCAACTGTTCCTTGCTTTTCACAAAGCATTGTTACATAAGCCTTGTACTTTTGCCAAAGTTTCTCTTCAACACTGAAGTTGGATGTAGTACTAAGATGTAACTTTGGTGATGGGTTCATTAGAACATGATCGAATACTCTGTATGTGTTTTTATCCATCATTGGTTCACCACCAGTCATTCTAAAATGTTCAAGCTCAGGATATAATGTTGGCCACCATTTCCAAAATGCTTCAACATAAGGATTGTGTTCTCTTGCGGGTATGGGCCTGCGTTCTCCTACAAAGTGACTAGGATCATTGTGTGGTGTTGAAGTTGGCCATGCACCTTCACGTTGTGTTTCTTTCATCCAACTACTACTATACTGAGGTGAACAATAACTACAACTTAGATTACAAGCACTGTTAAAGTCAACCTCAACATAACTAGGAACTATATCCTGATCCCACGGTGCATTCTTAATAGTTTCAAAGTCTTTCATTGCCCACGGCTCGCCTGAACGATAGTGTCTATCACTGAGTTTGTTGTTGTCTTCCATAGCCCAACAATAACTACACTCTGGCGGTCTAGTGCCTTCAAGCATAAGTTTACGTTGTTGCTTCTTGTGTTCTGTGTTGTGCAATGCACTTGGATTAGTTTTTATTGCTTCAGCATCTGCTCTGTGCAGTGGAGGATGATAACAACTGTTGTTCATACCAGTTGTTAAATGCAAACTCAGTTGTTTCCATTTTGCCAAACAGAAACTAGGCGACACAGTATCTAGTTTCTGTTGTGCCCGTTCAGCATCACTTAGAAACTTACTTTTAAAGTCTTTGCTAACTTCATCACCTTTATTTTGAGTTACCAACCTTCTTGACTCCGGATCACATCTATTTCTCTTGTCATAATTGATTGATTGTGCCAATTACTACGATAGTGATGTTTGAAAAATTTGCTTTGCTCAGGATTGTAGGTATTCATTGGTAGACCTAGTTGACGTTCTAAGTCTTGTTCTTTATCAGTGACTAATTCATTGGATGAACGGTCTTTGACTTCGTTCCATATGTCTTCTAATAGATTAAAATCTTGAACTTTTTTGTAGTCCCAATCGCTTAACATTGTTTTCCAAGTTCCTAGTCTTGCGCCTGCAATTGCCCATAGTCCATGTTCTGTGTCTGCACCAATGTTGTGCCATATGGTTAGATGGTCTAGGTTTCTATTGTGTACACTTTCTCTAAATTCACTTACACTTGGTTTTGAACCTCTGTCAAGACACATTTTTACGCCTTCTCTAAAGCCTGCACGGAACGCATGTTTTGCACTTTCTCCAGGATAGGTAGTTGAATAACAGTTGTACATTGGCCAATATAGATCATCAAAGCAAAACTCTACGTCAGTGTCATCTGCGCCTTCAGAGGCTTCGTGTGTACGCATGTTTTGTACAAATGTTTTTGTCCATGAGCTTATTCCGCCGTTGCCGTACATTAGTCCATTTATATCGTTCCTTGCACGCCATCTGTAAACTGCTTGTTCATACTGTTCTGTTTTATATTCTATAGTTTCGTTAAAAAAACTTTCTTGCGGCAAGTTATCACCGTCAATCAAGATAAAACGTTCAGTATCGCTGGCATCAGCAGCCGCTTTGTGTGCAGCATCAGAACCTTTGACTCCGTCTACACGTTTTGCCCACGGAACCATATTGCGTATCTTTATCCAAAACTCTTCTTTTTTAGGTTCATCATAGCTCAGGTATATGCAATCTAAATCAGCAACATCAATCATTCTTTCTATACTCTCCTGAGAATGGTGTAAAATCAGTACCGCCAGCAATTACGCAGGCAACGTTAAAGTCACCAACTTTTTGATAACTGAAAATGGTAAATGTCCTTGTTTTTGGATTCACATACATAAGCAAATCAACAGTGACCATATCAGGTTTCATAAGTGGTTTAATTGCAAATACTCCACTTGCAAACTCTTGTTCGCCATGCTTGTTTACTATATCTGAAAGATAGTCAATGCCTTGCTCACTGCATGGTACCTGCATGTTTAACAATAGCTGTGTTCTGTCTGGCTTTGGCTTTGGTTTTGGTATTTCTTGAGCGTTGGTGTTAAATGCGGTAAGCAGTAACACCAGTATAATTAGGTGTTTCATTGTTTTTCCAATCTATTTTAATCAGCATAATAGGTTTTGACTTTCCATTTTACTGAACTATTAGTATCAACAATCATTACATTGTCAACTGCACAAGCAACTCCTTCATTTCCAGGTACTAACTTTCGCCACCGAACTGCATCTATAATGCTTGTCAACTTACCATTTAGTACAATGCTATCGTAACGACTTTCAGCATACTGTTGTTTGGTAATCTCAATATAATCACCGTCTAGATCCTCAGTTGAATACTGTAAGGCCTTACCTGTTTGTTTATTATAGTATAATTTATATTTTTTGTCAACCTGTTTTACTGGTTTTCCATGTTCTTCAAATATTTTGAAGAAGTCTACTGACTCAGTCATAACAATTCCCTAGTTCTGTTGCAAGATATTTTTGATGATAATGTACAAACCCATATTGATTATGCCCATTTATACGCATTACACCATTGGCGATTTCCCAGATCAGTTCCTTGTTCCAATCTTCTGCAGTAGTTCCAAGTATTGCTGGTTTCATATGAACAATCTGTGGGCCATAACCAGGTGTACAATAATTATCTTCGCATAAAGCATAAATTAAATCAGTGTTAGCTACTTCATCGTGTCCACCTTGTATTATATCTTTTGCACTATCCCAGTTTTCAAACGTTTTTTGTACTTCTGTAAAAAATTGTTTTGCTTCAACACTCATACGCCAATACGTAATAGCATTATAAACATCTGTCAATTTATTTTTATCAAATATTTTTCTATACTTTCTTACTTTACTTGGAATATTATGAAAGTTTCTACAACCAGTTGATATCCAAACTGGCTTTGTTCTATACAAGTTCCACCAATGATCCACCGGACCGCTTACAATCATATCTGCTTCTAACTTTACAGTTTCGTGAAAAGGACTAGCGTGAAAAACTTGCCAATCAGTTGTCCATCCACCTGTATTACCATAAGGAAACTGTTTAACATAATCAAATAATGCATTAGTGTATTCAACATCAGTGAGTAAACATATTTTTACATCTGGGTGCCAATAACGCAGACTTTTTGCTAGTGTTTCAGCACATACAATATAATCTTTACTACCAACTATTAAGTACCCTCTATCTGCTTCATACGGCATAGAGCTTCTCCAGATATTCTTTGCCCATAATATGCAGGTCGTTGTGTTCAATACATAAACGTCTGGTGGTGTGTTCTAACCACCATTTTCCGTCATATGTGACTTTGATTTTTGGGTCAACATTAAATAATGGCCAAGGTATATCACATTGTTCAGTGCCTGTACCATTACATATGAGTAATGCAATACTCAAAGCAAAATCATTACGGAACTGTCTTGGGTCAAATTCAAATATACTTGCATAATGGTAGTAATTCTGCTCAACCATTTTCCAACAGTCAAATACATCATTGCTGAATGTGCTTTTGTCAAAAACAACAACAGTAGCCCACCACATGTGGGTATCTCTAATACCAAATTTTTCAATATGTTTATTCTTAAACACAGGTTGAACAGTTTTATGTGCAAAAAAAGACTGGGTAGAGTTAATGCAAGTTAATAAATTACTGCCATTCAACATATAGTCGGTATCTAGTATTATAGTTCTTTGATATGGTGTATAATCAAATGCATGACTACGTCTGCCATTGTACCATATTCGTGATTGGTGACGATTTTTATTAGTTGGTTTCTCAACAATTACTTGTTGGTCGTATAAATCTGTATCTAGTTTTATATCAGTCACAAGGCTAACTGGAATATTGAGATACCTTTTAATTCTTTTTGCACATTCATTTGCGAGTAATGTATATTTTACTTCGCTATCAAATGCAAATAGTAAAGCACCAGTGGTCATCTGTTTTGGGACACTGCGTCGTATTCATCTAGCCAAGCGTTCATTTGTTCTTGCCATAGTTCCATTGCATAATTATACAAAAGTCCTGTATCTACTTTCACAGGCGTATCATAGATATCTTGTAGTACTGCTTCGCCGGCACATAGTTTACATATGTTTAAAAGCTCTGGTCCAGCACGCCACATGCCGCCATTGTGTGCAAATATCATTTTTGCTTGATAGGTTTCTTTTAGCACAAGCCTTGCCTGTTTATGGTCAAATCTTGTACGGATTCTTTGTCTCAAGGATTCTGTGTTCATATTTTTACTTAGCCACAAAAAAACCCTAGTTAATAAAAACTAGAGTTTTTTAGGTTTTCTATATTAAAATATTATGACTGTGCCCAACTTGGTGTGTTTTGTGTAATAGTGCCCCAAGTGTCTGAAATATTTGACGTACTTGGTGGACGTACAGTTGTAATTTGTGATAGTGTTCCATCAACGTTATCCGGTGATGCTGGATCTGGCGGAGTATAGTCATCTGATAAGTCTGTGTAAATTGTTAATACTGCACCTGACACACTGTATGAAACTTCAATTTCGTTTGCACCATATGTACCTGATGGTATTTGTTTAAAGTTTAAACTTGGTGTTCCGTCTAGTGCATAGTAACCTTCAGTTGTTGTAAGCGTAGTTGGTGTACCTGATCCACCTATTTTTGTTAGTCCTGTGTATGCAACACTATTAATGGTTTTACTTGCGGCTGCACCTGTAAGTACTAATGTACCTGAAGCAGTTAACAAGTTGGTCCATGTAGTGTTCTGTGTACTTGTAGTACCACCTGATCTACTCCATGACAATCTAATTTGTCCACCTGCGTTAAAAAAATATCGTGCAGCATTGGCACTTGCAAAAGTAATTGTTTTTGATAGTGTTGAACTAGTATTCCAACCTGATGTTGAACTTGATGTTACAGATGCGTCACTTCCTTCTGCGGCAGCATTGTTTCTGGCATTAAATACTGCGGTAATATTCGCACTGAGTGCCGCATATGCACTGATTGTGTCGCCAGCACTTGGAGCACTTATTGCCGTAATAGATGTTCCTTGATGTGATGCTAATGAAGCATTTCTAGCAACTAGGTTTGCCCAACTTGTAGCTGATACTGTTGCTCCAGCCGCTACTGCGGGCAACGTACTTGATTGTCCGTAGCCTTTATCGCCTGTACCACTGCCCCAAATTGTGTTAATATTTGCAACTGAGTCATCGCCAGAGCCTGCGGCGTTACCTGTAGCGAAAATGTTGTAGTCGTCGTCTACAATGGTGTTGCCTGCTGAATATGTCATCCTAATTTTATCCTTTGTATTAGTATTTCTACGCTATAGTTTACGGCGTTCTCTTACGAGTCAGTTTTTATACCTTAGTTACCCACGTCGTGTGCTTTTACCATAGCTGGTTATCTTATAATCATATTTATTTTACTTAGACGATCTTCACAATCGCTTCTATACTACCAATTCCTTCGTCTGTTTTGCTCTGTAGAGCACGGCCAATTACGTTAAAACTTGTAATCTCATCCAAGTTTGCTGATCTTGCAGTTCCGTTTCCGGCACTTACAAGTCTGTCACCTTTAGTAACAAATCCCATTACGTTAACAGGCACTCTTCCACTCATCGCAATTGGTGGATGTGTAGCATTTGATCCTGCATTGCCGTTCATCAAGTATGCTGGTTGTGTTGAAACAACACCAAATACTTTAGCACTTAATTCTTCTACGCAAAGTGTAACTTCGTTTACACCGCCTAGTTCGACAATTGTTCCTGGAGAATATTCTGCATCTGCATGAAAACGCTCAGCCATATCAGCGTATTGTGCTGATGTTGCTTTAGCATGTACTGTGTTAAAAGCAGTTGTTGATGTTCCGATATTTCCAACACCGTCTGCTTGTAAATTTGTTATATCTCTAACACCTACAGTTGAAGTTG